TTGACTGGAGTAATATTGATTAAATCAATCCATTCGGTTTGTTGGTTAGCACCATCTCTAAAGTATGAAACGATATCGTAGATGTATTGTTCTGTATCACTCATTACTTGCGATACATCTGTATCAGTTTGATAAGGAACAGATAATGAATACATCTCGAATGCTAATGTTCTAATATTATTTTGTAAACCTGGAGACGACAATGGACGTAGGAAAATATAAGGATATGCTACATTCTGTGTTGACGCATCTAGTTTATCAATCGTTCCAAAATGGAATGTATTGATTGCTAAATGGGCATTACAAGCACTCTCGAACGTGCTAACTACCTCCTGAAATGATTTATACGAATATGCCATTACTTAATATTTAATACTTCTTTAATGTATTGTGAGTGAATACGTAGCATAGATGCTACCTGATTTACACTATATGTTGCTGATAATGCTTTTACTCTATTACGTAGTTCAACCTCATCGTATGAGAATGATTTACACGCCTTACATTCAACCGATTTTATCTGTTTTTTCTGCGTTTTTAACGTGGATTTACCGCTTGTTCCTGATGAACCGCTGGTTCCGTTGCTTATAGTATTTTCCTCCATAATATACGTTATTTTATTTTGTTTTGATTCATTGCTTGTTTCTGTCGTTTTATTTTCTCATCTGTCTCATCCCTTAACATCGACATATAGTTCATTACAAATACTATATTTAGAGAGAGAAGGTTGTTCTCGCCCCCGATTTGAAGGATGGGAGTTTTTCCCAACTCATATAGCGTGTATAACCACCCATAATGTTCTTGTATTGTGATATCTCGTTCCTCATCAACTTCTGTCTCATCAGTTTCGACATTTGGGCTGTAGAGGTTAGGGAATCTAGCGACGATAGATTGCCTACCCCTAAAAAAAAACTCAATGCCCCTAATGCTACAGAGGCGGGGAACTCATCAAACAACTTAGCTTGTTTTTTTCGCAACTCATTGTCGTAGTCCTCCACCTCATAGTAGTCCATTAGGTGTTCGACTTTGTCCTTAGTGAATATTAGTTTAAGTGATGATTTCACTTTGAACTTCATATTCTTGATTTTATGAGATTTAATAGGACGATACAATATAGAAACCAACTCGGTTAGATTGTTCATTTTGTCCTTTGCTAAGTTATCTAAATCAATATACTCAGCTAAACTCATTTTGGACATTGGTGTGAAACCATATTGTTGTCCTTCAAACTCTAATATAGGGTAAAACTCAATATTCTGGGCTTCATCCAATATTGTTCTAATGGTTTTCCATACCGCTGTAATGGTTGGAATATCCCATTTTTTTACCTCATTTATACTTAATCCAGCCACAGCTGAAATAGTATGTAGCACTTGGAGGTTATCCTCTAGGGAATATACCTTATCCATTGCTTGATACTGCTTTAATGTCAAATAAGCAGGTAAGTTTAGTTGTATCTCTTTCATATGGTATAATATCGTTTATGGGCGATTTAGTCTCGGTTGATATTATGATGGTGAAACATTTGATATTTCTATGTTTTCCATCTCTCTCTCAAGAAGTAGCCCGACGTTTCTGTTGGGCTATTTTTTTACCCCCATTGTGGATTTAAGTTATTATTTGTCATTCCTATTTTAATGGCATTTAAACCACTACTTTTTATTTTATTTCTACTTAAGTTAGCTAACCATAAGGCATCTACACAATCATCATTTACCCCATTAGGGTGTGAGAATGATATTTTACCATTAGCTGAATATTTGTAGGTAAAAGCACTTAGTTCATTATATAGATGAGGGAAAAACTCCTTAGTAGGAATCTCAATCACACCAGCATCCATATCTGTCATCAACGTTCTAATAGCATTCATTTTACTATCCTGCGTTGATATAAACGGCATAGTTATTCTAATGTGTTTACGTATTAGTTCAAACATAGCCTTACCAATCCCATTTGTCTCAACAAGACATCCTTGAACGGAGTAGCGTTTGAGTGTCGCAATATATCTGTTCGCAATGTTCTCAAGTGTATCATTGTTAGTTCTGTCAATAAAAACAACCCTCCCTGATTCATCGATGATTGTGAGAACTGAATAGTCGCTTGATAATCCTGTATCAATGCCAGCAAAATATCTATTTCCTCTATTAGGTTGTGTCCATTCATATATTATAGCATTTTTATCTATACTCTGGAATACATCATTTGTGCTGTCTGTAAACTCAGCTTCATACTCACTCCTAAATACATCTATTGGTAATGATTTACGTGCTTCCTCTATTAACTCAGGTTTAACATAAGGGCAAGCCTCTAATGGAATACGATATGATATATAATCGCTATTACCCTCTTGTCCACGTAAGTAATATTCATAGAAATGATTTTTACCTCGTGGTGTAGATATCATTAAACATTTTTTACCATTAGGGTTTAATGTCGGTAGTATTGCTTTCTCTATTGTTTCCTTATTTAGGTAAGCTACCTCATCTAATATTAAGTAATGAAAACGGAAACCACGGACTGAATCTGCCCTATCGGCTGATAGAAACTTGATGCTACTACCATTAATAAACTTGATTGTTAAATCTGCTTTATTGCTTGACTCAATCAAATCGTGGGCTTTACTTTGGATTATCTCCATAACCTCTTTTCCTAAAGCATATATGGGAGTAATATAACCTAACTTACTATCATTATTACGTAATGCCCAAAATAATAGCATATTAATACCTAATAATGTTTTACCAGCACCACGTGGCGATACTAATACGCCAAATAAATGCGGGGAATCAGCGTATAAATCGATGAACTCCCTTTGTGCGGTGTATGGTTTGAATAAGTTTACTTTCATTGTTTAATCGCTGAAGTCAACGTCAATAACATTTACTCTAGCTTCTAAATCTATTTTCTGTATCTCATTACCACTATATTTCATAATGTGTTCGATAGCTTTTTGTGCTACCTTCTCATCATCACTTCCTAATAACTCAATCATTCTATCTACAGCTGGAGTAATATGTGAGTCTAGTTTTTCACGCCAATATTCCTTCTGTAGGTTAGATGCTTTCATCCAATAATCAGTATATTGTTTCTCACTTTTATCCCCATATGTCTCGTGGCAATACTCAATCCACATTTTATGTGTGAATGTTTGATTGCTACCGAAACGGAAATCATAGCAAGCATTTACTCGCTTCTCTATCTCACTATTTGGTAGTTTAGTTCCCGCCATTTGTCTGTATTTTGTATATATTATCCAACTAAAGGGGGGTTTACTCGAAAGTAAACTCCTCTTGTTGTGGTTGTTGTTGTTCAGGCATTTCTAGTTCCTCACCTAATAGGTGTTCCATTCCGTTTTCCTTAGCATAATCTACTTGTAATACTAAACCGATTGCCTTAAATATTTTAGCACAATCCTCGATTGTTTTAATGTTGTCAAAGTTAATGTTTGCTACTTTCATAATAGTCGTTTTATTTGTTCTAGTTTATTTTCTACCATATAGAGTTGTTGTTTTAACTCTGTATTCTCATTTATTACCTCCCATAGACGATTTGTCATCTCCTCACTCATCTGGATTTCCTTAGGTTCACTTACACCCACATCAATGCCTTCAGCTGTTTTAATAATCGTTTTTTCTAATCCATCCTTAAATACGAATCCCATTTTCCTCTAGTTTTAGTTTTAATGTTTCTATTTCCTTATATAATCTATCCTTCGTTCCACTACCTCGTGGTTCTGGTATTGATTTACCTTCAGCCCAAGCATACACAGCTTCCTCTAACCAATCTCTGTGTTCATCATCGCCGTGTAATATCCCTTCTAATAGTATTTTTATATCAGGCATTTTGTGCTTGTTTATCTAATGTTATCTGTTCCTTCATCCATTCAGTAGCTATATTTAGTTCCTCGAACTTGCCTACTATCTCCATATCATTGAACACGAGGTAATATCGTTTTTTAGCGTGTCGCGTTTCAAGTATTTTCCATTTTTTTCTCATATCATCCAATCATCATTTTTTTCCCAACAACTACATTCTGGAACATATATAAAGTCAAACCTATAACTCGTATCATACTCCTTATACGCCTTAACATCCTCATCAGGTGCTAAACTACATTCCGTTCCACAATACTTACACTTTGGTGTAGTTGGAAAAACCATTTTAGCTTGTTCCTTCATTGTCATTACTCTAGTCTCTCTCATTGGTGGTTTATATTTTTTAGCCCCTTTACGTTTTTTACTCTTTGCCATATTTTCCGTCAAAATCAGGTTCCTTAGTTCCTCGTTTCCATAAGTTGTAGTTGCCATTATATTTGTAAATCACATCCATTAACTCATCATTTGTTAACATATCTACTTCCTCAGGCTGGATATTAACATACCATTGTTTGTATTTGTTTTTGTGTTTAGCCCATAGTTCAGCATTTTTCTCATTGTTATCACCAAACTCCTCATTTACTTTATCGTGTGCTTTATTCCATAGTGCTTGTTTTTCTTCCTCTGTCTTCCATAACCTACCTTTACTAGTAGTTGATTCGCCATTTTTAACACCTTTTGGACGTCCACCTCTATACGGATGCTTTGCCATATAACTCCCTTATTTGTGTTTCGTATTGAGAAAAAAATGATTTAACCATTCTAGCTTGGGTTTTATACTCACAACTACAGCTTCGTGGTTGTGGTTTATCCCACCCCCTTAGTATTCGTTCAGCCTCGTTCCATATACCGATTGTAGGATTATGTAAAGCACCATCACGAATAGGATACCATTTCTCCATAATATATGTTGCTTCCTCAGTCGTCATTTTTTCTTTTTGCTAGTATTATATTCACAACCATACTGAGTCATCCAATAATCCTCACGTTCAAACTTTTGTTCCTTAGGGCAGTATTCTAATACCTGAGATGTAAATGCTTCTTTACCATATTGCTTTAATGCTTTAGATAATGGTTTTACTTTACTTCTACCACGATTATAAAAATGTCTCCATATTCTACGCTTTACATCATTAGAACAACCAACATATGTCTCGCCTGTCTCAGTATTAGTAATCACGTATACGCCGGATTTTAACTCATTATTTTCCATAGGTTTTCTACCTGTTGGTTTTTTGCCTGTTTTACCAAAGCGTTCTGGGTTATCATTATAGTATTTTTCAAACCATTCATTGTGTCTCTCTAGATTGTCTATTTTCCATTGTTTATAGATTTTAATACTACAATCTCTACAATATGATTTTCTATAGCCTTTTTGTTTGTTAGTCCAATCAAATGATGTGATTTCTTTATGTTCACCACATTTTCTACATTGCTTTACTTCCATCAGTTCCATTTACTTTTTATTTGTTCTATTTGTTCGATACCAAAGGTAATAAGGAAAGCTATAAAACTCACGTTTAAGGCTAAAATAAAGTCCCTAGAATATAGAAGTGTAAACCAGAAACCGAAACACTTGCTACAACTTATTACTACCGCTAGCGATGCTAATGAATGTAAGTTTAGTTTAATACATAATCTAATCCATTTATCTGTAATGTATTCTCTAGCTGGGTTAAATGGTGTAAACCATCCTGTCATCCATACGCTGAATAATGCTAATCCTAGTATCTCCATTAGTTTAATAAGTTTTGTTGTTCACCATTCAACTCATCGTTTTGCTTAAGTTGTGCTTCCTTTATCTGTTCCATCAGTCCACAGAATAACTCAAATGCCATTACGTGTCCATTATCATAGATAAAGTTTCTCATATTGACAAAATCATTATATTCCTCTCTGGTAATACGGATTGTTTCTAACTTGATATTTGGTTTATTTCCCATTTTTCAACTCCTCTAAATATTCGCGGATATCTCTACGAAGGTTATTTTTTCTATTACGTTCCCTTGTTGCTAATCTCTCAGCTAAGTTATCAATCTGGGATTGTAAATCTTCTATAGCTACCCTATCAAGTGTTATTGTGTTTTTTCCGCGTCTAATACGCGATTTAATCGCATTACGTAGCATACTCACATATGGCATCGCTACTAATCCTACTGCCAAGCTAAACGCACCTAGGCAAAACATTACAAAGTTCATTTTCTCCATCATTTATTGTTTTTAGTTATATAAAGGTTGATATTGGTTGATATAAAACGACTCTCGTTCTTTATGATTTTCTGTTTGTTCTAAAACTCCAATAACATAGTTTTTATGTTGCTTTAATGCTGTATGTAAGCTATATTGGGGAACTTTAATATTTGGGTTTTTAATATGGGATTTATGCTGAGATATTCTCCTAAATAAACTTTTGCTTTCCCCCACATACAAACATATTCCACTTTCAAATATCCCATATATTCCAGAACCCCATTGGTTAATAGTTTTAGAATGGGAATATTTACCCTTAGAGGTTTTTAGGTATTTTTTAATATGTTTATTATTATTTTTATTATGACACTTTTTACAATGGGAATGTAAACTTTTCCCATTTTTGAAAAAATACTCATTTGTTAATGGGTATTCTGTTTTACATTTACTACATTGTTTCATCACATCTCTCCTTTAACATTTTTAATCCTTCCTTTACGTCGCGTAAAAGGGAGTTTTTACTTATTCTATATTTCTCATTCATTTGCTGGTAAGTCATACCTTTAATAAACTTATCACTAACTAAAATCCTATAATAATAGTGTAAGTTTTCTAGTTCTCTCAAAGCACATTTACATTGTTCATCCCATTCATCAGTCTCATCTACTGGATTATGTCCAAACTTCCAATCTACCCATTCAGTCTCATTTCTATAATGTCTCCTATTTTGTCTGTGATATGGTGAAGTAGATGATTTGTATTGGAGGTTGGAGGCTGAAGTAATATACATCTCTAACTTACCCTCATCATACAACCTTTGTTGCTTATCAGCTGGGAACTCGAGGAGTGATAGAATACAAATATGTAATATCTCTATTGCTTCATCCTTGTTCCTAGTGATTCTAGAGACATTATTTACCAATGTTTCGTAGTTCCTATTTACCCATCTCTCTATATCACTCATATCATTCGTTTCCTTATTATCCTTATCTCCCTATCTCCCATACCCTATTCAGGGGTGGTGGGAGTGGTGGTTTCAAGTGCTGGTTTTTTTACCCCCCATATCCTGAGAAAACAGACTTTGACAAAAACTCAGGCATTATAATAATACGGAATACTCCCCGCCGAATCATCCATCACTACGTGATTGCCTCAAACCAGCCACCCTAAGGTGTAATGGGAGTTATTGCTAACCGCTACCCATCTCTCTCTATGACATTGATAAATATATAACAAAAGGTTGGGAATACCAACTTACTTTAGAAAATATCGCGATTGGCTACAATATGAGTAGCTTTGGCTACAATATGGGCAACTATATTACCACCCTTCATCGATACCTTATATGTATGGACGTAAATGAGGTGGATTATTAACTAAACATAAAATAGAAATGTCGAACAAACACATTAACTCTAAAGGGATTATTCAGGATTTAACCAGATTACAGCAATCAGCTGAATGGGATAACTTACGTTTTTTATCTCCTAATGGCACTATTATGGCACCTGGGGATATTGACTTAATGTTTGATTGGAGAAAAAAACTAAACATTATGGGTGATTTTAAACTAGGTGATAAAGCATTAGAACCTGGACAATATTATTCCTATACTAACAACATTGATTTACTCCAGGCAGGAGGTGAAGTATTAACAGGAGAAAACTATGGTGCTTATTTCCTTATTATATCACACAATACACCTAGAGAACAAGCAACGTATGATGCGTCTGTATGCGAAGTTAAACGTGTATACCACAAGGGAAAATGGACTTCAATACAATCGCCGTTAACACTAAAGGACGCGTTTAAACGCATTATTTTAAAACACGGACTAGAGGATGAAATCCGTGAATATGTTGAAGTTCCTATTGATGATATTTGGGAAGCTTGTTTTGGAAGTAAACTTGGAGATACCAAGTAATAGTTGTATATTTAAGTATTAATAAAAATAGATAATATGAAAACAGAAAATCAAAATCAAATCAATGATTTATCAATGGAAATCGA